TGTTCGTTTTGTAGGACTTGGTATAGACCTGCTAACATCTTCTCAACCTTCTCTGGGTCATCGTAGGTGGAGTTAAAGCTCACAGTAATGTCCATCTCGCCCTCGTCCTCCTTCTTGGTGAACTGGACTGGCTCTGGATTACCTGTGACACGTAGGAATAGTTCCTCGGGGCCATCTAGTTTCCATGTCTCGTAGGTCATCTTCAGCACGTTCTGGACGTGCGATAGGTATTGACCAATGTTGTGCTGCTGTAGCTGGACACTAAGAGGGTCGTTAGGGTCTTGCCCTGCAATCTGATTAGCCTCATCTACTAGTAACTTCTCTAGGTTGAGGTTAGGTGCAAAGCTAGATGGTCGATCAATATACTCCGGCTTACGTCCTGTAGGCCCACTGATCACGGCACCAGGCCCCATACCAGAAGCATCTACACCTGCTGGTGCCCAGATAGTTGGGCTAATGCTCCAACCAGACTCGTCCATGTAACTGTCACGTAGGGTCTTTTGGTTCTTCTGTGGCGCACGTAGTAGCTCTGGAAGTGTGATACCATCGTATAGTGTCTTACCTAGTGAGGTCTTAGTAATGACGACAGGGTAGTTCTTACGACCACTTAGTAGCACACGCTTGGCTACATTGGGTGTTCCTACTTGTTCTGTCATCTCTGGACACCACACGGTAAGGTAGATGCCTTCTGCGTTGTCAGAGTCGTCTATGAGACGTTCAAATGTTAGGGCAACCTCGATTGTATCCCTAGCTCGCTCGTTAGTAATACGAGCAATACGACCAATGCGGCGGTAGCTCTGGACGCTGTTGGGGTTGTAGAACTTGCTTTGGTCAATACCACGATGGTTTTCAATGACGTAGTTAGCCCACTCCTCGTCCCAGCCTTCAGAGCTAACACGATTTAATAGTTCTTGCGCTGACATCAGCATCCGAATGTGGATACGTGGTGCGTCTTGGTAGTTTACCGTATAAGCAGGTAGGATAACGTCAGCATCTGGCATAAGCGTCCGAACGTCTGCCTCGGAGTTTTCCTTAACCGTGACAGGTATCTCTGCTACACCAGACTTACGCAGTTGTCGTAGAGCCTTCTTCACTCGTGCTTCGTTAAGTTCCCAACCTTCTACACTGTTGAAAAGCTCCATGGCTTCATCAACTCTGTCTTCGTCCATCCAAATCTCTGCTAGCTCTGGTAGAGTCTCAGCAATCTGGTCAATGTCAAATAGCTTAAGGTAGCTTTGCTTCTTAGCCCTCCAGCCGCAGTAGGTAACCATCAGCCCCGTCTCGTCACCATAGTAACCAGATAGCTCCATCTCTTGTTGGAAGTTGGGGATACCATTGTCTCGTAGCCAACGTAGGAACACAGACACCTCTGCTGAACGATCTACGTCAGAGGACTCACGTGGGTATGCCCGGATGGTAGACTTACGCAGGGCGTTGGTGCGGAGAGCATCGTTGTTACGAATCTTCTGCTTTACCAAGAACACCTCAGTGTCACTTGCCCCTTCGTGTGGGAATGCACCCTCACCCTTCTTGAGATCAGGGGACTTGCCTTCCCACGCGCAGTTAATGACGTCTCGGTTCTTTTCGCATCGGTCTACGTATGCACGTAAATCATCGACGTCGTCATTATACGTCTGCTTGAAATTGTCAAAATCGAAGTCCTCCGAGAAATAGATTTCGGGTTCATCCGAACGGTCGGAGTATGATTGTGCCATTGTCGTCATTGTATCATATTACCTTGCGCTCAAGCTTTTTCTCATTTTAGATAAAATGGGATAGATGTGATTGTCGTTCACACCTAGAGCGTCGCACAATTGATTTGCTGTCATTGGTTCTACTGATCCTGATAGTTCTTTCTTTACGCATTCGATCTTAGACCAATATGCGGAATGCCTAGATACAAACCCAGAATTTACGTCTTCCTGTCGTGTATCGACCATATCTACTTAATCCACTTGTAAAAGAACTCTCCGTCCTCTGAACCACGCTCTGCCTTGTGGATGGTGCGAGGATTGTCCAGAACGGGCTTGCGATTCTTAGGCACCCCTACCCTCACCTTAACCTTTCTCTCCAAGTCCTTGGCAAATATGAAGCGTGGATTAGCTGTCTTAAGTGGTAGCACTTGCACCTTTACAATGTCCACCGTAGCCGTTTCAATAGCCTCCATCTCTTTTTCAAAGAAAGCTAGTATCTTCTTAACCCCAGAGGGTAGGATGTCTTTGCCATCCATGTCGGACTCATTACACACTTCCTTACGCACACGCCCAATGTGCATTGCGGTCTTACCTAGTTGTTCTGCTAGTTCTTTTGGTTTCATAATTTAGTATCCTCCTGTAGTTCGTCTGATAACTCCTATAGATTGAGAGTCGTAGTGTTCTGGACCTTCGCCATGGTTCGCCATACGCAGGTAACGGAGGGCATCGATAAAGTCCTTGAGTGGTTCGTCCTTCTTGCCTTGCGCTCCGTAGTTCAAGATGGAGTATATAAGGTTGCCACAGGACTCGTGTATCTGTATGATTGGTCTGTTGGCTGCGTCTATCTCGGCATTTGGGTTATACTTGAACCACTCGTCTAGTGCGGCTAGCCCCATGTTCTCGTTCCTACCATCTGACGGCACAAAGTGCATGTCGTGGTCTGCGAACTGGTCAAATAGGTCAACGTTGTCGTCATTCTCACTAGCAAAGAAGCGGGAGTCTCCTATGCGCTCAAAGACACCAACATCCAATTCTTCCTCTATCTCATCAAATAACTCTACATACCCCCTTACGTCATGCCCAATCTTCTTAGAAGCAGGGCCAAACTTCCACTTTGGATCACCAAACTCTGCCCAACGTCCATGTGTCTGCTCATCAGGCCACTCTCGTAGCACAGTCACATAGCCATGTTGGTCTACTGCTGCCCATATGGACACATAGTTCCTTGCACCAGCGGGGTCAACTACCTGGTATATGGTGTGTGTCTCTGGGCTTAGGTCGGGTAGCTCTGAGCAAACGTGGACATTTGTGCTAAATAGCGGGAACAACGTGGTCATTGACTTGACCGGGATGCCGTATGCACGGGTAAGTATCTGCTCCCTAGGGCTATGTTGTAGCTCTTTCCTAATGCGCTCATAGCCACCGAAGGGGTTCAAGGCACTATGGAAGTAGACAATACCAGCGTCCTTCTTGTGATTGACTTGGACAAAGGGAACGTCCTCGTTGTTTAGTAGCTCTGCCTTTCTCGTCTGCAATGTCTCTGCATCCTTCAAATACGAGGCTACAAAGGGTGTGTGACCATCAATAGGGGTAAAGCTAATGAGTAACTTAGAGTTACGTGTAGCCAAACGGAAGCGCATGGTCTCAACTAAGTCCCCGTCCTCTAGGTATTCATCGAGCCACAGACCAAGGTTGTGCCACTTTGGTGTCTTACTGCCTAGTTCCAAGCCCTCAAACTTACCACGGTTGGCTATGAACTGAGAGTAGGTGTGGAAGTAAACGGTTGAACCATTCGGTAGAATGAAGGATGCACCAGTAAACCCGTTCTTGTGGGTGAAGTTCAAATACTCCATCTCCGACTTCGACTTCTTCTTAAACTCTGGGGGTAGGTAGCGGAATACGGCTCGTTGTTGTATACGCACAGACGCATCAGCATCTTGAGCAAAGCACACAATCTCTGAGTTAGGGTTAGACAACGCTGCTTTGACCACAGCCCTAGAGCTAAACTCTGTCTTTGAACTACGATTGCCACCATAGATCATAGTCGTGGAGTAGTTACCTAGGCTATGCTCTGCGTGTTCCCAAGGCTCCAGGGTAAACCCAGAGTTCAAGGGGTCTTCCTCTGATGCCTCAATACGCTTGTGATACTGCTGATGCCATTGCTTTAGTAGCTCTTTGTCCGCTTGAGACCCATTCGCAAGTAGGAGTATCTCTTCGTCTGTAGGACGTTCGACGATGGGGTGGGTTTGCCATTCTAACTCAGCCATTACTTCAATATCCTTTGCTTAACGTGTTGTCTTTCTTTGCGTTGCTGGGAACGTTTACGCCACTTCAAATGCTTCCACCACTCCACTTTCTTGACCAACCAACTACGACTCACCGGGAACTACCTCCGCATCAATGGCCGTAGCCCTCATTTGTTTCAACCGTTCTCTAGCTGCTGAAGCTGTGTCTTCTATGTCAGCGTCAGTAATAACCTTCTCTTCCCTTGTGATCTGAGAGGCCTCACCACGTGCCGTCATGCTCTGCCTATGACTTACCTCAAGAATCTTGTTCTTCGCTTGTAGAGCCTTAGAGAGGGCTTCAACGGCCTTCCAGTCTTCCTCTGCCTCTGCCCTAGCAATACGTTCCATCGTGTCACTTAGACCCTCTGAGGTGTCCATATAGATGCCACCACTAATCTTACCTCCCTCTTCCTTCCAATCACCAATGTGGTCGCACCAGTCAGACTTCAATCTATACACCGTGCTAGTAGCACAACCAGTAAGTTCTAGTATCTTCTTACCACTTGTCCCAACCGCCAGCAGCATTAAGACCTCTTGAGCCTTAGCAGGGTTACAGACGGTCAAAGGGGGTCTACCACTACCACTAGGCTCCCAAGCCTTTACAAAGGCATTGACGGACTCAGAGATGGAGTTTGATAGGTTAGCTAAAGTTTGTTGGTTTTCTTCACTCATCGTGTGTTGTTATGTCTTTCGCCCACTCCCTCATACGTTCAGTGAACAAATCCTTGTTGTTAATCTTTCCAAATTTAGCTGGTAATGCCTCATTTGCATAGTGGGTCATATACCACTGCATAAAGGAAGCATAGAACCTACGTGTGGTAGCCTCAGCAGGTTGCTCTGTTTTCTTAGCCTTCATTTACCAGTTCCTTCCCCATACACTATACGAGTTTTAACAAAACCCTTCTTACCCTCCGTCCCCTTGGTCTTACCAGACCATTTAATCTGAGACCAGTTCTTACCCAACCTCTCGTCGTCCCGATTCAGTTGCCTTGGTTGTGAGCCTTTAGTTGACATAATTTAATCCATATCACACTTTCCCCACTTTGTCAACCCCGTAACTGTGACACAACGTGACACCCTGTCACACCAACTGTGACACCCTGTCCCATATCCTGTCACACCCAATATACCCCAAATCCCCTAAACCCTTAATTACCATACCATAACAACGAGACGGTCAAATTGGCACGATTCCTGCTAGACTATATACGTAGACACAGAACAACCATCGGAGCAAGCGTATAAGCCCAAGTCCTATAGTCCCCCACTTTGAGTTGTAAAAATACGGGTAGGCATAGAGGAGTCCTAACGGACGTAAACGAACAGTGTTCTGACGAACGGTGTCCCTAATGCTTAGAGGTTGGATAGCCCTGATGACGCCATGCAAGCTAGCCATAAAATATTATCAACGATATAGTGTATATTGACTTAACTACCTCGCACTCCCCTTTCGTAACTCGTTGATATCAGCCCATGGGGCGAAGCTGTGTCTACGCATAAGCTCCTAATGTATAAGGGACATATAAAGAACTTCGCAGGAATATATTTTTTTAGAGGGCTTGGGATATATACAGTAACTAGAGCGTCGCTTGCGTTGCTGGCCCCCGCCCCCGTGTTTGTCTCGCTGGTTTGTCTCGCTGATCTGTCTCGCAGTTCGCCGCTCGTCAGTTCACCGGCTTGTCAGTTCACCAGCTTGGCAATCGCCTTCACGCGTGGACCTCTTTTATTCTTTGTTGGGGGGATGCATCTTGTGACCAGGTTATGCGACCATGTTATGTGGCTAGCATCTTGCGACCAGGTTATGCGACCAGCTTATAAAGCAAGACCGTGCAGCGGTGATTCTATGGTAAAAAGAAAAAGCAAAGATTTATAAAAAAATGTGTTGACATGCTTTGATTGCCTATTTTATGGTGTCTGTATCGCAAGCAAATCAGCAAAGCGAAAACTAAACTCAACAAAGGAAAAACAAATGAGCGACTACGAAACAGCGCGAGCAAAGCACGACAAAGCTTTTAAAGCTTTTGATTTAATACGCAAAGCATACCGCGAGCGTCAAATTGCAGATGACGCATTTTTTGAAGCTAAAGAAGCTTATGAAATTGCAACTAAAGAGTTTGACAAAGCTTATTCAATTGCGGCGAATAACTAAACTAAACTAAACCAAACAAAGGAAACCAAATGAAATCAACATTCAACACACTATGGGAAGCTTTCGATTCAATATTGAGAGAAAACAAGCAAGCTAAATTAGAGTCAACTGAGTTTGAAAACTACTTACATACCGGGGGGATTCGATATGGCGAAAGCTGGCATCACTCATTTGACATTGACAAGCTTAACGGCCGCAATACCAAGAAGTGTTTGCACGTTTACATTTCGCGCAATACGCTTGGCTTTTATGAGCTTATAAAGTACGCCAACTAAACTAAACAAAGGAACAAACAAAATGAAAAACGAAACAATATTGAAACATAAAAGCGGCGTCAAATTTAAGTATATTGAGACATTCACGCCGCAATTTAGCCAGCAAGCTTTCGTAAAGCT